CACTAACAAGTTGCACAGGTCTTCCGATCTCGACTGGTGTTTCTGGACTTGGTACTGGTGTAGCAACGTTTTTAGCAACACCCTCTAGTGCTAACCTTGCATCTGCTCTTACTGACGAAAGTGGTAGTAATACGGTTGCGTTTACCACAAGTCCAACGTTTGTAACGCCAACTCTTGGTGTAGCAAGTGCTACTACAATTAACAAAGTAACATTTACAGCTCCTGCAACTGGTTCTACATTAACTGTTGCTGATGGAAAGACATTAACCGCAAGTAATACATTAACGCTAACTGGTACTGATGCTTCTTCTGTTGCATTTGGTGCTGGTGGTACAGTTGCTTATACAGCAAATAAACTAAGTGCATTTGCAGCAACAAGTTCTTCAGAACTTCTTGGTGTAATCAGTGATGAAACTGGCTCTGGTGCACTCGTTTTTGGTACCAGTCCTGCAATTACAACATCATTAACTACACCAAGCACAACATTTGCGCTTGTTAATGAAACTGCTACAACTGTAAACTTTGCTGGAGCAGCAACTACTATTTCTATCGGTGCTGCAACTGGTACTGCTACAATCAATAACGCTGAAGTTGTTATTAGTGGTAACTTAACTGTTAATGGTACAACTACTACAGTAAACTCAACTACTCTAACAGTTGACGACAAGAATCTCGAATTAGCTTCTGTTGCTTCGCCGACAAATATTACTGCCGATGGTGGTGGTATTACTGTAAAGGGCGCAACCGATAAGACTTTTAATTGGGTAAATGCTACTACTGCTTGGACTTCTTCTGAAGACTTAAACCTACTAACAGGCAAGGTTTACGAAATTAATGGAACAACAGTTCTATCTGGGTCAGCATTGGGGACTGGAGTTACTGGTTCCTCATTAACTTCTGTTGGAACAATCGGCACTGGTGTTTGGCAAGGTACTTTGATTGGTGCTACTTATGGCGGAACTGGTGTTAATAATGGTTCAAATACATTAACTCTTGCAGGTAACGTTACTCACGCTGGTGCATTTACCCAGACATTTACTGCAACGGCAACTACTTCAGTCACGCTTCCGACTACTGGAACTCTAGCAACTCTTGCTGGTACAGAAACTCTTACCAATAAAACATTAACAACACCAACACTTAATAGTGCTGTTGTAAATAATAACAATGCTGTTTCTGCGGCAGGCACTACACAAGGCACTGCTACTGCATTAACTGTTGACTATAACGTAATTACTACAGCCGCTGCAAGCTCGGGAGTAGTTCTACCAACCGCGACTGCAGGACGTAGAATTGTTATTGTCAATAAAGGTGCAAATACTCTTAGTATCTATCCAGCAACTGGTGGAACAATCGACGCATTATCAGCAAACGCAGCAATTCAGATCGCAGCAAACGGTTCAATTGAAATAATGGCATCGTCTACAACACAGTGGTATTCTATCGCTCGTGTTGCAATTTTCGACTCTACTGGGGCTCTGCTTAACTAATGGGAACAATTGTTCAAATCAAAAGAAGTGAAACTGCCAATGCAATACCTTCCGTGGGTGATATTGCAGTGGGAGAACTTGCAGTAAATTTAGCAGACGGAATACTATACTCGAAAAAAACTGATGGTAGTATTATCGAAATTGGTAGTAGCAATTTACCAGACGAGTATTATCTTTCGTCAAACCAAGATTTTGGCTTAATTACACAAAATGTAGATGCCACGTTAAATTTGGGTGATGTTGCAACTGAATCTTCTGCATCAAAAAGTCTTGGTGATATTAGCATTTACGTTGAATCTGTCGGTGTGCCTGCTTCATCCACATCATCTGGAACAGTAAATACTATCGCAATTGATACCAATTATCTCTACCTCTGTGTTGCAACCGATACTTGGAAGAGAGTGCAACTCTCTTCCTGGTAGTTATAAATAGTCCCAAAGAGGACAAGATATGGCAATTTCATCAAGACAAGGGTTAATCGATTACTGCCTTCGCAGACTCGGATTTCCGGTAATTGAAATCAACGTTGATGACGATCAGATTGAAGATCGTATCGATGATGCATTGCAGTATTTCCAAGAGTTTCATTTTGATGGCGTTGAGAGAGTGTATCTTCAACACCAGGTTACGGGCGCAACGCTTAAATTTTCTGGTCTATCAGCTCCATCATTTGAAGTAGGTGAGTTATTGATTGGTGCAACTTCTGGTGCAAGCTGCTACGTTGTTTCTATCAACGGCACAAATTTAATTGTAAGTAAAGTATCTGGAACATTTACAGCCAGTGAAATAGTTACAGGCGAAACTTCTGGCTTTAGTAGAACATTAGCACCAACAGCTTTTTATATTCCTGGTGATATTGAGAATGGATATGTATCCATTTCTGATGCCGTTATCGGTGTAATCAGAGTGTTGCCAGTAAATGGTCCAAGCTCTGGTATGAATAACGCAAACAATATGTTTGATGTTATGTATCAATTCCGCATGAATGATATGTATAATCTATTGTCGGCAGACATGATTTACTATACACAGATGCAACAATATTTGTCAATGCTTGACATGCTTCTGGTCGGTGATAGATCATTTGCATATAATCGTAAGACAGACAAGCTAGAAATTCACTGTAATTGGACCGATGTATTTGACCCTGGCGATTTCATTATTGTTGAATGCTACCGTATTATCGATCCAAATACATACACTCAGGTCTATGATGATAGATTCCTGAAAGAATATGCTACCGCTTTGATTAAAAAGCAGTGGGGAATCAATATGAAAAAATTTGGTGGTATGCAATTACCAGGTGGCATCGTCATGAACGGCCAACAAGTCTACGATGAAGCGATAGAGGAAATCAGGCTGATACAACAAGACATGCAGCTAAGTTCGGAACTGCCAGTCGATTTTATGGTGGGTTAAGACTATGCCTACCAACTTCTACTTTCAATCTGGTAATACATCTGGCACAACAAACGAACAGCGTTTGTTGGAGGACCTGGTTATCGAAAGCATGAAGATTTACGGACATGATGTTTATTATCTTCCTAGAACCATAGCAAATCAAGATCCAATTCTATTTGAAGATGCGTTATCATATTTCACCCAAGCATATCCATTGGAAATGTATCTTGAAAATACAGAAGGCTTCGAAGGTCAAGGTGAACTACTAACAAAGTTCGGCTTTGAGTTTAGATCGACCGCAACGTTTGTTGTTGCGAGGCGCCGCTGGGAAGAATCTGTTGGTAGAAATGCAGAAAATTTACAGTTACCAGAGCGTCCATCCGAAGGCGATCTGTTGTTCTTTCCTAAAACAAAGACGTTCTTTCAAATAAACTACGTGGACTTTTTAAATCCTTTCTACCAGTTGGGAAAGATTTACACATATAGAATGTCGTGCCAAGCGTTTGAATTTAGTTCTGAAACTATCGATACTGGCCTTGAAGAAATTGATGGTATTACCGATGGCTTAACTCAAGATATTTTTGATTGGCAACTTATTATGGAGTCTGGTGATTTTGTTCTATCGAATACCGGCGACTCAATTATCCTACAAGAAAGCGGTACAACAAACGTCGATTCTTTAGATCAGACTAATGAGTTTGAAAACGAAGCCGGTGAGTTCTTAGATTTCACCGCATTCAATCCATTCGGTGAAGTTCAAGTAAGGACAGCGGCATAATGTTTTTGAAGCAGCATTTTTATCATCAACATATTCGTAAAGCCATCATCGCTTTTGGAACGATATTCAATCAACTAACCGTAGAGCGTAAAAACTCTGCGGGTGAAGTGGCTCAGTCCATTCGAGTGCCTCTCGCATACGGACCTAAAGATAAATTTCTAGCAAGAGTTGCCGCGGTACCTGGAAATGATCCTGCGTCGGTCGCAATCACATTGCCTAGAATTGGGTTCGAGATTACAGGCCTTCAATATAATCCACAACAGAAATTGAATATTCTTACCAAGAATATAGCAGTGGGTGTGGGCGACGATGCAGATAAAGTAAGAGTGCAGTATACTAGCACACCATATACTTTATCAATATCTCTTTTTATTGTGACCAAAAATCAAGATGATGGTCTTCAAATCATCGAACAGATTTTACCGTTCTTCAATCCAGATTTTTGTGTGTCCATAACTGATATTCCAGAAATGGGAATCAAAAGAGACTTGCAAATTATATTGGAGAATGTATCATATGAAGATAATTATGAAGGTGAATTTACACAAAGACAATCTATTGTGTGGAATCTAACCTTTAATCTCGGTCTAAACTTCTACGGTCCAGTTGATATGCAGGGTTATATTAAAACTGCAATTGCTAATACGTATGCAACCATTAATCCGAGTGTGGACACGTTGGAAAAAATTAAGTATCAAGTAACCTATACGCCTAATGATGCATCCTATCTAGATGATTGGAATTATGTGGAGCAATTTGATGAAGCCTACGAATAATCAATACGATAAATTAGATGCTATTTTTGGCACACATATGGATGAAGTTCTGAGTTCGAAAGAAGAAAAACTACCAGTAGTGGTTGAAGAACCATTGGTACCAGAAATCATATCTACGGGCGATGATATTGAAGATGACTATCTGGCCGCAAGAAAAAAACTAAACGATTTGATTGGTACCAGCCAGCAGGCTCTTGATGGTATGTTGAATGTTGCTCTAGCTAGTGATAGTCCTCGTGCATATGAAGTAGTAGGGCAGTTGATTAAGACCACAGGTGATGCAGCCAAAGACCTTCTTGATTTACAAGCAAAGAAAAAGAAGTTGCGAGAAGAAGAACCAAAGAAACAGAATATTGATACACAAAACAATATTATCTTTTCTGGTTCCACATCTGATTTACTTAAGGCATTAAGAGCAGAGAAAGCTAAAGTGATAGAACATGAGTGAGGAATCCTCGTATCACGGTAATATTAACTTAAAGCCGATTGGTCATAAACATAACTTTACATTTGAGCAACTGGCAGAAATTGAAAAATGCCAGGAAGATCCTATTTACTTCATTGAAAATTATTGTATGATTGTTACGCTGGACTACGGTCTTCAGTTGTTTAAGTTGTATGATTGTCAGAAAGAAAAAGTAAAACATATTCTAGGAAATCGTAAAGCTATTCTCATGGAAGGTCGCCAGCAGGGTAAGACTATTACTTCTGCGGCATGCATTCTTTGGTATACTCTCTTTCAAGACAGTAAGACCGTGGCTATCATGGCCAATAAGACGGCTGCTGCCCGCGAAGTAATGGCTCGTTACCAGGGTATGTATGAACACTTGCCTCTATGGATGCAGCAAGGCGTCAAGACATGGAATAAAGGTGACGTAGAGCTAGAAAACGGCTCTAAGATTTTCACCGCTGCTACAACTGCATCTGGTATTCGTGGTAAGTCTGTTAACTGGCTATACATCGATGAAGCCGCGATCATTCCAAACACCGTCGCAGAACAATTCTTTGCTTCTGTTTATCCTACCATTTCGGCTGGTCAAACAACAAAGATTCTTCTGACATCAACTCCACTCGGTTACAATCACTTCTGGAAATTCTGGAACGAGGCTGAAAAAGGAAACAACGGCTTTGTGCCTATGTTTATTCCTTACCACAGAATTCCTGGTAGAGATGAAGCCTGGGCAGAAGAGCAACTACGCTTGCTTGGAGAACTAAAGTTTAACCAAGAAGTTCTTTGTGAGTTTCTTGGTTCGAGTAACACTCTCGTTTCAGCCAAGACTTTGGGTGCAATGAGTTCGATTGATCCTATTCACGCAAAAGATGGACTGGATATTTTTGAAGAACCTATCGACGGCCATATCTACGCAATGGGTGTAGATACGGCGCGAGGTGTAGGCGGAGACTATTCTGCCTTCACAGTTTTGGATGTTACAGAAGCGCCATACAAATTGGTGGCTAAGTATCGTGATAATAAAATTGCTCCGATGTTGTTTCCTAATATCGTAGCTAAAGTAGGTACCGACTACAACAAGGCATATATTCTTGTTGAAATCAATGATATCGGTCAACAAGTGGCTGATATTCTACACATGGAGTTAGAGTATGATAATATTCTGACTACTGTAAAGACCGCTTTAAAGCAATATCTATCACCTGGGTTTGGTACAAAAACACAACGCGGTGTTAGAATGACCAAACAAGTAAAGCGGCAGGGTTGTTTTGCTTTAAAATCTCTACTTGAAGAACAAAAATTATTAGTATTTGATGCCGAAACTATTTCTGAGTTCTCTACTTTCATCGAAAAGCAGGGAAGTTGGATGGCAGATGAAGGTTACTTTGATGATCTTGTAATGAGTCTGGTTCTATTGGCTTGGATGACAAGTAATCCATACTTCAAAGATATGACAAATGTTGATATCAGAGAAAGAATGTATAAGGACCAGATGGATCAAATTGAAGAGGACATGACTCCGTTTGGAGCAATAAATAATGGATTTCAAGAAGACTATTTCGTATCAAATGGTGATCTTTGGAAAGTATCTGATGAGGATGAGCCTCGACGAGAAGGTTGGCTACTGTAACTTTTACATTTTTATAAATAAAAGC